AGGGCACTGAGAGATGACAAGTTTAAAACCTTTGAAGCTTACAATAAAGCAAAGAAGGAGACAAACTTTACAGACGAAGAAATGCTCTACTGTTTAAAGGTAGAGGTTGAGACAAGGAAGATGAGGAGTTGGGAACACACAAATCCGAAGTACAATGATTTCCAGTACATGAAAGCAACAGTTGCTTATCTTAATGGTTGTAGGTTTGCTTACTGGAAAGATGAAGAGTTAAAGGAACTTTCCGATGATACGGAATCAAACAGTGCATAATGAAATATTTATCAGAGTTATCAATAGACAGCCTTCTTTCAATAAAGCGTTCAATTGAAGAAGAATTGAATTTGAGAAAAGAATATATTAAAGATAGGTACAAAAATCTTTCTGATAAAGAACTTAAATCACTTTTTAGAAGATACAATAGACAACTTGATGACAAGTTACCAATGAAATCTTACTATAGTATAGAAAGAGAAATAGATGCTATAGAAGAGTTAATTGAAGAAAGAAAAAAAATTACATAATGAAGTTATCAGAGCAATTACATAAGGAGATCGAAAATGGTAGGAACGGTAAAGCTGGTATCATACCTGTGCTTTATGACAGGATAGGTGACTACATTGATATTGCTAAGAATACCAGTTATGTAATTGGTGGTGAGACAGGTTCAGGTAAATCAACTCTTGCTCAGGATATGTTCATGATCCGGCCTATAGAGTGGTATCTGAAGAACAAGGATGAGAACATCAAGTTGAGTATCATTCTGTTTGGTATGGAGCGTAAGATGTACCAGTATAGTGCAAGGTGGTTGGCTCGTAAGATATTTACTGAGCAGGGTATTGAGATACCACCAAAGAAGATACTGAGCCGGCAGAAGAATTTCAAAATGGATGATCAGGAGTATCTTGTTGTACAGAAACACTACGATATACTCAATGAGTGGGAGAAAGATGATCTCTTGATTGCATGGGAAGGTAGTAAGAACCCATCGGGTATCAGTGCTTACCTTGAGGCATTTGCAAGAAAGAACGGTACAATCGTTGATAAGGATAAGACAGACAAGAGTATGGAGAATATCCTTGCTGATCGTACCTATATACCAAATCATCCTAATCACATAGTACTGGTTATTGTTGACCACATTGGTATCTTGAAGCCGGAGAAGGATCTTGAAAAGTCTAAGGGGCAGATTGATAAGTTCAGCAGTGTAATGAGGCAAGCTCGTGACGTATACGGTTTCTCACCGGTTATCATTCAGCAGTTGAATCGTAGCCTGGCTGATGTATCAAGGCTGAAGCTCGGTGACTTGGCCCCAAAGCTGAGTGACTTTGCTGACTCGTCTCAGACACAGCACGATGCTGACGTTGTTCTGGCATTGTTCGAACCGTACCGGCATATCGTAGGTGATTTGGATGGACATAAGGAGAATGGTTACACACTGAAAGGTTTCAGAGATGAGTATTTCAAAACCTTCTACAGATCCTTACACATCTTGAAAAACTCCTTTGGTACCAACGGTGTACAGTTTCCTATGGCATTACAGCCGGAGTATGGGATATTCAAAACATTGCCGAAGAAGAAAGATAGTACAGATGCTATATACCAGGAAGTTACTACTGGTCAATTTTTTCTTGAAGATTAAAAACTAAAAAACAATAACAATTATGAGCTATTTAAAAATTACACCTCGTGTAGAAAAAAGTGCAGTTGAAGAACTTCAGTTTGGAAATATTATATTTCATACTGATGGAGTAGATATGACTATCCAAACGGAAAAGGTTCTTGAAACTAAAGATGGAAATGCTACAGAACTAAAACTTCCAAAACAATTTATTTACGCAGAACTTGATCTTTCTCGAGTTAGGGAAATTCATGCATTTCTTGGTGCATATATTGCACATGAAGAGCATGGTGAAATACAAGCTATTAGAGACACTACTGAAGTGGGTTTAATATCTCTTGAAACTACTATTAAGGAATCACTTAGCTCATTAGGCTATGCAATAAACAATCAGTAATTAAAAGCAACTTTTATGAGTCAAACAGAAACCCATATTGGGAAACTTTACAGAATTGAGTGTACCTCACAGGAAGAGAAAGCAACAGAGTTGATGGCATCTGAAGGTGAAAGACCTTCTTACTACAAAACAAATTTGAAGTGGTTGCTGGGTGAATATCGTACATACGTAAGTACACCAACAGGCTTGTGGGGTATAATAGAACACAAGGAGTTGGATGGGGATGATGATATAAACAACCTGACAGAAAATGAAGACGGTACAATAAGTTTTGTAACAAGATTCTACAATGGTGGAACTTGTCTTACAGAAATGCTTGAGGATGGTCTCAGGGAGCTGAATAAGTAATCAAAAACCAATTATATGGATCAATCAAAAAATGGTAAAGGGCCGGAACAAGCACCTTTATTAAAGAGAAGTTTCTACGGTAAGGTCGCAATTGTCGGCCCGACAGGTGCAGGTAAGTCCTACTTGTCAAAAACAGCAGACCGGGACACAACCGGTTACATTAACATGGAGAGGAAACCACTTCCATTCAAAGATGGTGGACCTTTCAAGTACATGGGTATGCCAAAGAACTGGGCATCGTTTAAAGCAAATCTTGAGCAGTATGGAGCTAATCCTGAGATCAAACAGATCATTATTGACAGTCAGACAATGGCTTTCAATACACTGAACAAAGAGATGTCTCAAAACTTTCAGGGCTTTGATATATACAAGAACTACAACCGGCAGGTGTACGAGTACATTGAGATCCTTAAGAACATTGAGAAGGATGTCATTGTGTTCTCACATGACGAGTGGTTGAAAGTAGAGGGTGAGGGTAAGAAAAGAATGATGTCAGTACACGGCAAGGAGTTTGAGGGCAAGATCGAGCAGCATTTTACTATCGTGCTGTACACAGGTACAAGAATGAAAGATGGTAAACCGCAGTATTTCCTGAAAACATTTGAGCAGGATACATCTACTAAGGTGCCGGAAGGTATGTTCCCGGATAAAAACGGTGTCAATCTTTTGGAGATTCCTAATGACGGTGGGTATATCTTTAGTTCATTAGAGTCGTATTACAGTTTATAAGTATTCATAACTATTAAAAACAAGAAAAATGAGTGTTAAGAAAAGAGAAAGTACAGGTGGGAGTAAAAAACTTTATGTGGGTTTCTTCTCAGCTAAGGTAATAGCTGTCAATCCTACAAAAGAAGAGCAAGCAGAATTGCTGGGATATGATCTGGATGATACAGCTAAGGATCTTGTCTATGAAGGTACCAACGAAAAGAAAGAGGACTATGTGACTTTGAGTTTCTGGTTGGAAGTAAATCATCCTGATAAGCCAAAGATCAATGCAAGGTTCCGTATTACCAATAAGCCGGTAATATCTGAGGCTTCCGGCAAGACACAGTATGTGAATCAGTCTGGTACTTATTCATGGTCTTCTGATGAGTCAGGTCTGGCAGAGTGGTTTACCAACTTCCAGGACAAGAATAAGAACAACATTGCACCAAGGATATATACTACAGCTATCCAGGGTGAGGCTGATCTTTACAACTTCCTTCGTTCGTGGTATGCCCAGGCAGACTTCTTTGACAGTGAGACAAACATCCTTATAAACAAGAAGGAAATGTTCAAGGACTTTGATTCTTATGTAGAAAACGAGTATCGTAACCGTATCAAACTGCAGATGCAGTACGATGCAGAAACTGATGCAGATGTACGTAGTGATCTGGCAAAGGATATCATTACCGGTGAGGTACTTGGTATGGCAACTGTTCGTACAGTAGATAAAGATGGCCAGGTAAATACTTATCAGGGTGTGTACCGTGAGTTCCTGCCGAGCTATCTTGTCAAGAAACTCCGTATTGCGGTAAGTGGTGATATCTGGACAAAAGAGAAAGGTGCAGACAAGACTCTTGCAAAGTTCTATGAGCAGATCACCGGCCAGCATGGTTGTAAAGATGCCTATGCTATTCAGATGTTCACACTCTTTAACGAGAATGAGCACATCCAAACAAGCAACGAGGTAATGACCGGTGAGACAGGTAATACAGAAATCGACTTCTAAAGCATAGACAATGGCCAATCTGAGATTAATAGATGACTACGTAATAAATGTTATTACGGACGAGATAGTATTTCACCGTAACGATGTAGACCCTGAAGTTGTTGAGAATTGTCTCAACATCTTCAACCGTCTGCAGTCAATAACAGAAGTGGATGAGTATTTACTCAATGAAGAGAAAGTAAACAGTGACGAGAGAGAATTTATAATTGAAACATTAGCAAGTTTAATAAAAACAGAAACAGAAACAGACATGAATCCAGAAACAGTACATCAGGTACAGGGAACAGGTATAGCAGCTTTTATACCAGGGCCTACAATTTCAAAACAGCAGACACCTGCACCAACGGTGACACCAGATCCAACTGCAGGAACAGCAGCTCCTGAGAGGCAGAAGAGGCAGTGGACAAGGAGAATTACAGATGGTGGCTCAAAACCTACACAGAGCACTTCTGAGTTCATCAAAGTGATGGAAGAGAAGATCGAGATGGTAAAGATTCTGGATCAGGTATCTATGCCGGAGCTCCCGGGTGGTATGACCAAAGGAAACCGTGATATCATGGTGGAGTTCCAGAAGGAACAAGCTGCCCTGATAGCTAAGTTTATGGAACGTATCCAAAAAGCATAATTCATAAATGGTCGGGAGTAAAATCTCGACCATTTTTTAAAATAAACATATGGCAAAATATCTAATTGAAGTAGAAGTTGATGAGGATAAACTATATGATGCAGTAGGTGGTATACGACATCAATTTGTTGTATCTGATGGAATAGTTCAAGAGATGGGTTGGGCACATGATTCAGGTATCTATGTGAACTCTGTAAAAGAAGTTGAATCAGATGTTACCGGTGAGTACCAAGAGATAACAGGTCCGTGGGGTTTTGTTGAAAAGTATTATCCTGATTATCACCGATGTGATAATATTGCTACAGAAGGAGATCTCTGTAAACTTAATGAAAAGGAGTACGAAGAAGGAGATTGTGCACATGGCTTATTGATGGATTGGTATAACGGAGACATAAATCATCCGGACATATTCAAAGATTGGAAAGTGTACTTGTGTGATATTTATGAAGTGGCTATTAATGCCTACATTGAATCAATAAAAGACAAAAAGAATGGGTAAACAAGAAGCGGTATTTGTAGAAATTGATATAGTTGGTCTGGCAGAGTGTCTTGCTGAGGATAGGTGGAAACATATAACAGAATCTGAGCCGGAGAATAATCTTTATCAGACTGTAGTGAATGCTAATGGAGAAGTGGAAAAGGTTGTGAATGATCACTGGACCCGGGAGTTCTTTACACTGAAAGAGGTATATCTCATGCTGATTAGTAATTTTACAAAACACGAATCTCATGACGGTAAAGAAGAGGAAGGATCCGGTAAGCTTGCAACTGATCTATAGTAGGATCAGTGACTATGACATATACCGGTATGAGATCGGGAACTTCTCAATAAATCATGCATTTTGTAACCCTTTGCGTAAGGATAACAATCCAAGCTTTGTTATCTATATGAATGAGGCCGGCAACCTTCGACATAAGGATTTTGCAGACTCATCGTATTCAGGTAGCGGTGTTGAATATGTACAACAGAAGTATGGTTTATCTGTAGGAGATGCAATGAGAAAGATTGCAAAGAACTTCGGTCTTCTTGATGAAGATGATACTACCTACAAAGAAGTTACATCGAGCTATACAAAGCCGGTAATGGATCAGAAAAGATACACCTTTATCCAGGTAAAGGTGAGAAAGTGGGAAAAGAGAGATCTTGATTATTGGGGACAATTTGGTATTAGTGTAGAAGAGCTTAAAGCTGAAGCTGTGTATCCTTTATCTGAGTTGTTTATCAACCGCAGAAGGGATCCGTTTCGTCAGGATGAGCTGGTTTATGCATACAAATATCAAACCGGATTCAAAATATATTTTCCACAGAGAGAGAAAGGTGAAAGATGGAAGAGTAACATTAAGACAAGTATTGTTGAGAACATCAAAATACTGCAGGAACTTGACCCGGCAGTAGTTCTCATTACAAAGAGCAAGAAGGATCGTCTGGTCCTGAGCAGGTATTTCCCATATGTAATGAACGTGCAAAACGAGAGTAGAAGTTGCTTTACTCCGGAGTTCGTAGAGATGTTGAAAGGTAGAGATGTGTGGATCAATTACGATTCTGATGAGGCCGGTGTAAAAAACTGTACAAATATTACATCTGAATTTGGATACAAGTACATAAATGTTCCAAAGAATTATCTACCTGTAAAAGACATTGCCGATCTTTATCGAGTACACGGAGAAGAAGAAGTAATAAAAGTACTAAAACAAAAAAATCTAATATAATGGGAAAGAAAACTTACTACCTGGGCTACAGCCGACTGAAGAAAGAAGTAATCGTTTACGGAAATGCTGATCATGCAAAAAGCTCCGGCCTCTGGACAAGAGAGGTTGAGGCATTTGACATCCTTACAGCAAAGAACAAGTTTCTGGAAATGTATCGTGAAACACATCAAGAAGAAGAATAACTATGGGAAGGTTTCAGGAAGTTGATCTTAATAAACTCGTCTGTACCACATGTGGATCAGATGAAGTTGAGCAACGTGCTTGGATTCAAGTAAACAGTAAGAAGTTTATGGACTGGTACGATGAATCAGATAAAGGCTGCTATTGTCCTAATTGTGGCCTTGATGGAGAGCTTACTACTTTACGTGAGTACAAGAACAAACAGGAAGCTATTGATGACATTGAAAATGAGGAATAATGTATGTATAGTGATTTAAAAGAAAGGATATTACCTCTTATTTATGATGTTACCAGTCCTACCGGAAGAGAAATTGTGAAAATTCTGGACGAGTATGAGAAGAAGTTTAAGGGCTGTATTTGTTGGTGTGCTGAAGATTTTATTACAAGAGCCGAAGAAAAATTTGGTTTTACTGATTACAAGGAAGATGATGCCCAGGCTGATCTTGAAAAAATGATAGATAATTATGATTGTAACTATTATGGTATTACCTGGGACACAGTTGATTACTATATAGAAAGAAGGTTACCTGATAATTGGGAAATTCCTGAAGAAAAAGAAGAAGACGATGATTTATGACATTCAGTATAGAGACGGTGCAAATTATAAAAAGTGGCTTCGGGCAGAGATCAACACCTTTCCTTTAAATGAAGGAAAGGAAGAGATAGAGATGGAAGAGTCGGGTTTGACAATGCATGAGTTTTTTGATCACATGGGGTGGGAATTTTGTGCTGAACTGGATCACAATAAACTTGAGATCCTTGGATTGAGTGATGATCAAACAAGTGAACCAGAAATACGTTTTATAAATTAAAAGAAAAAACAATGGAATTAACAGCAATAGAAGCAATAGCAGAAGTACAATCAACAAAGGATTTTTTGAGGGCAATGCCTTTGCCGGCCCAGACATCGTACTACAAACCGGTAGGTCATGGTCAGCTTATGGATATTACTCTGGAGAGTATAGATAGGTGTAACTTTCAGTTGAGGAGTGAGCAGTATACACATGCTGCCGGTGGTGCCAAAGCAAACGGTAAGTATCATCTTGACTATGGTAATGATCCAGATATGAGTATCATGATAGCCTGGCAGAATAGCTATAACAAGCAACTCAGTCTGAAGTTTGCTATTGGTGGCTATGTCTTTATCTGTGAGAACGGTATGGTACGTGGTGATCTTGGTACATTCAGAAGCAAGCATATGGGTGAGATCCAAACAGTAACACCAAAGCTTTTGAGTGAGTATATATCTCAAGCAGGTGAGACGTTTGAGAAGATGATCATTGAGAAGAAGAGGATGCAGGAGATAGAAGTGACCAAAAAGACCACTGCCGAGCTCCTGGGACGTATGTATATCGAAGAAGGTATCATCACAAGCACTCAGCTCAATATCATCAAGAGCGAGCTTACAAAGCCTACATTCGACTATGGTCATAAAGATAGCCTGTGGGAGCTGTACAATCATACTACCTATGCGTTGAAATCAGCAACTCCTACAACATGGCTGCAGCAGCAGATGGATAATCATCAATTTTTCACAGAGGAGTACGGTATAGCAGTGCCAGCATAAACAAACAAGATGCAGATAAGTGATATAATTAAAGAGAGATTTGGTACATGGTTGCCGTATTTCCAACCGTTTATTGAATCAGCAGAGTTTGATAAGATATTTGAGTTTCTAAAAGCTCAAAAGTCTTTATCAAGGATAGTGTTGCCGGAATCAAAGAATGTGTTCAAATCGTTTGAAGTGTGTGATGCCAGTAAGGTGAAAGCTGTTATTGTGCTTATGGATCCTTATCCGTCAGTAGCAAAGGATGGAGTGATAATTGCAGACGGTGTACCGATGTCTTGTAACAATACAGGAGTAATGCAACCAAGCCTTGAGATATTCTACCAGGGTATTGAGCATAGTTACTTCGGTACCAATCCTGCTATAGATAAAAGACCGGATTGTAGCTATCTGATGACAGAGGAAGGTGTAATGCTTATAAACAGTAGTTTGACTTGTGAGAAGGATAAGCCGGGCAGCCATGCATCTGTATGGACTCCGTTCATGAAGTTCTTCTTTGAAACAGTGCTGGATAACTTCAGTGGACTACCTATTGTTCTCTGTGGTGCACAAGCACAAAGGTTCGAGAGATATATCAATCCTTTACGTCATTATATCTTTAAGGTAGAACACCCGGTAGCAGCAAACTATTCAAACAGAGCCTGGGACTATAAGGATATGTTCAAGTGGTGCAACAGTATCATCAGCAATAATAATGGCAAGGAGTTTATGATCAAGTGGCACAGAATGAGGCCCGGTACAGAAGAATCAGATACTACAGAGAAATGCAACGAAACAAAGAAACCGTTCAGCACGAACAAGGAACCACTGAAGAGTGCAGAGGAACTTGGCTTACCGTGGAAGGATTAAGCCATCTTCCAGAAAAACAAATTAATCAACTCATAGAAGAGGAACCGGAGATAACCATAAAAGGTTATCTCCTTTTTCTTCGTGAGATTTCTGACATTGAAAAATCAACAGAAAATGAGTAAAAAATTGTATCAAATTGTAGACCTGGATGGTGAACCAATGGGATTAATTTATACAACAGCAGATGAAGATGTTGTAGAATCTACATGGAAAGAAATCTATTCTCAAGATGAACCAGAAGATAGTTCTTATGTAGATATGCTGGAAGAAAAACTTTCTGAAAATTACGAAACAGAGAGAATATTTATTGAAGAAACAATTTATCCATAATGGAACAGAAGGAAATGACATATGATGACTTCTTAGAGAAGTATACTCCTATAAAGAATCACATATGCAAAACAGCACCGCTTGATGGTTGTATGTTTGAGACAATTCGTGGAGAGTATGAGTTTGTGAAGAACCAGGATCCGAAGAACGTGTGGACACTTA